TATAGGAGAATCGAATGAAATTTGAAAAGGGTAGAGCGTATAATCCATTATCTGGTAAGAAGAAGACATTACCTGTACGAAAAAAACCTAAGCAGATAGTTAGACAGATGCTAGAGGATAAGAGTCCTTTAATTATGCAGAAGGTAATAGCTATGGGTTTAGACGGTGATACTACTTGTTTGAAGATGTTAGTTGATAGAATATTACCTACGCATAAAGCGGTAGATGCAAAACAGACTAAGACAGATTATGCTATTAATATTAATGTAGGTACTTTGGAGCAGTTACCATCGGAGGTAATTGAAGCTATAGATGTTACTCCAACGGAAGTGGCTATAAAGGAGATACAGAATGATAAACAGTCGGACTAAGGGTAGAGCGGGTGAGCAGGATGTAGCTAAAATACTTAGAGAGGAGTTAGGTATTGAAGTAAAGAGGAATTGGGCGGAGCAAGCACATCACGGTGGAGCTGATTTAGTTGGAGTAGATGGATGGTCTATTGAGGTGAAACGCAGTAAGAAGTACAGTAAGAAGTGGTGGGAGCAATCCCTTAATCAATCCCTAACGGCTTCAGAACACAACGATGAGTATATTGCACCTGTATTGATATATAGATTAGATCGGCAGGAATGGAAAGTAGAGATACTTGCGAGTGAAGTTATTATGGAGCTAGAGCATGAGGATGATATTATTACAATGTCCCTAACGGCTTGGATTAAAATAGTAAGAGAGCGTATGAATGGCTGAATTATCGGTAGACTTTCACGAGAAGCAATTAGAGATATTTAATTCATCTGCTAGATTCAAAGTAGTTTCAGCAGGAAGAAGAGGAGGTAAGACTTTTCTATCAATGTGGACTCTTATATTGAAGGGGTTAGCATCTAAGGAGAAGAATGTGCTATATGTAGCTCCTACTCTGGGAATGGCTAAGAGCATTATGTGGGCTGATCTAAAGAATGCTGCTGCACCTGTTACGCTCAATGTACACGAATCAGACCTAGCATTAACTTTAATCAACGGCATTAAGATATTTCTGAAAGGCTCTGACAAGCCTGATTCATTACGAGGGATAGGATACAGTTATATTGTATTGGATGAGTATGCGACAATGAAGCCCGCTACTTGGGATATGATTCTCAGACCTACACTTGCAGATGTTGGTGGTCACGCAATGTTTATTGGAACACCTGAGGGCAAGAATCACTTTTATGACTTATGGCAGGATGCTCAGGATTTAGAGGAATGGGATTCATTTCAGTTTAACTCTGTAGATAATCCGCTAATTGACCCGTTAGAGATACAGCAAGCTAAGGACTCTATGTCAACAATGGCATTTAGACAGGAGTTTGAGGCTAGCTTTCAGACATTCTCAGGTGGTATCTTTCAGGAGGATTGGATTAAGTATGGTGAAGAGCCTACAGAGGGCAGTTATGTTATTGCGGTAGACCCAGCAGGATATGAAGCAGCGATAGTGGGAAGTAAGAAAAAGCAGCATTTAGATGAGACAGCTATAGCCGTTGTAAAGATATATGGGGATAAATGGTTTGTTAAAGATATTTATCACGGCAGATGGTCTATTAAGGAGACAGCAACAAGGATTATACAGGCAGGACTAGATGTACAAGCTACAACGGTTGGTATAGAAAAAGGCTCATTGAAGAACGCTATTATGCCTTACTTAGAGGATGAGATGAGAGCTAAGGGCAGATGGATAAATATATCTACAGTTACTCACGGAGGAAAAAGAAAGACTGAGCGCATTACTTGGGCTTTACAAGGCAGAATGGAGCACGGTAAGATTATTCTGAATAAGGGTGACTGGAATCACGAGTTCACGGGTCAGTTAATGGATTTCCCAGCAACAGGGACTCACGATGACCTTATAGATGCCTTAGCCTACATAGATCAGGTATCAGTGGCAGACTTCATATCTTCCATTGAATTAGATGAGTATGAGGAGTTAGATAGTTATTCTGGGTATTGACAAGCTACACGGTTATGTTATATGATCGAACGATCATTTAACGAATAGGGATATATTATGCAAGATACAGTTAGTTTTGAAGATTCTAAAGCCCCATTAGCATCTTGGGTACAAGACAGGGTGGAGATGTGGGAGACACACAGAGACCAGAACTATAAAGCCAAGTGGGAGGAGTATTACCGCTTGTGGAGGGGTATTTGGGATTCTTCTGATAGAACTAGACAGTCAGAGCGATCTAAGATTGTTGCTCCTGCACTTCAGCAAGCTATAGAGGCTGCTGTAGCAGAGCTATCTGAGGCTACTTTTGGTAATGATAAGTGGTTTGATCTAAAGGATGATGTGGCAGATCAGGAAAAAGGAGATATAGCTGGAGTTCGTAACCTGTTAAAAGAGGACTTAGAGGGGGCAGGTGCTAAACAAGCAATTAACGAGATTCTTCTCAACGGTGCTATTTACGGAACAGGTATTGGTAAGATAATTACTGAGGAAACTACCGAAATTAAACCTGCTGAAATGCCTGTAGAGGGAACTATGACCTCAGTTCGAGGAGTTAGAGAGACAACTATAGTTCAGGTCAGACTAGAGCCTGTAGCTCCTGATGAGTTCGTTATTGACCCTACAGCAACCTCTATTAAGGAGGCGTTAGGCGTGGCTCATATAGTTACCAAGCCAATGTATCTAGTGGTGCAGGGTATTAAGGATGGTATATATGAGGATAAGCCTATAGGTGCTTACAATGAGGTTGATTTTGGCTTCGATGAAGAGAGCCGCACTCCAAACGCAGATGATAAGGTAAAACTTACAGAGTATTGGGGATTAATTCCTAAGAAGTTCCTTTCATCTAATTCAGATGAGGAGTTTGATTATGAGGATGATGAATTAATAGAGGCTGTAGTTACAATTGCCAATGATAAAGCGGTGCTTAGGGCTGTAGAGAACCCATTTATGATGGGTGATAGACCATTTATTGCTTATCAGCACGACCTAGTACCTAATAAGTTCTGGGGGAGAGGTGTAGCAGAGAAAGGTTACAATCCGCAGAAAGCATTGGATACTGAATTGCGAGCTAGAATTGATGGGTTAGCACTAACTACTCACCCTATGATGGCGGTGGATGCAACTAGACTTCCTAGAGGTTCTAAATTTGAAGTAAAACCTGGCAAAACTATTGTTACTAACGGTGATCCTAGAACAGTATTGACCCCGATCAATTTCGGACAGATGTCGCAAACCACATTCCAAGAGGCTGCTGAGTTAGAGCGTATGGTAACTATGGGTACTGGGTCTATGGATTCAGCTACTAGCTCATCTGGTAATGCTCGCAACTCTACAGCAAGCGGTATGTCAATGATGCAGTCTAGCGCAATTAAGCGGCAGAAGCGTACATTAATGAATTTTCAAGATACATTCCTGATTCCATTCATCAATCAAGCTATGTGGAGAAAGATACAGTTCGATCCTCAACGGTATCCTGTAATGGATTATAAGTTCTCTCCATCATCATCTATGGGAATAATGGCAAGAGAGTTAGAGCAGACTCAGTTAATACAGTTATTATCTCTGGTTCAGCCTGACACTCCTGCATTCGGCATTCTAATGATGGGTATTTTCGAGAACTCATCACTTACTAATAGAGAAGAGATGATCCAAGCTCTACAACAGCAGATGACTCCATCTCCAGAGCAACAGCAAGCACAACAGATGCAGAGCCAGATGCAACAACAGAAAGCTCAATTAGAATTACAGCAAGATTCAGCTAATGTTCAGAAGACACAAGCTCAGACCGCTAAGTATATGGTGGATGCGCAAACTAAAGAGCTTCCTACTCCTAAGATACCTCAGGTAGAGCAGATGAATATGCAGTTAGATATGCAAGAGAAGAGTATGAAGTTACAGGAGAGAGCGGCTAAGGTAGCCAGTATGCAGATGGATACTAGAAGAACTGTACCAGAAATGCACCACTTAAATAGCGAGACAGCACTTAATATGGCTAATGCACAAAAGGCAATACAAGAAGCTGAGAGAGTATAATGGATGAGATAGATAGGAAGTTTTACCAAGATAGATTAGATTTGTTTATGACGGATGGATGGCTTGATCTTATAAGTGAGCTGCAAACTTTAGAAAAGTCATTAAATGATGTAAAAAGGCTTGACAATGAGAAGGATCTTCATTATTGTAGAGGTCAGTTAAGTCTTTTAGATATGTTACTTACATTAGAAGAGACCACTAAAGTACAGATGGAGATGGAAGAATACGAATAGTACCATCTATTTTAATAAGCCTATTGGAATAATGCGGAAGCACCAATCGAGGAAATAAGTATGAATGCGGAAAGTATAGTAGTAGATGAAGTTCAGCAGGATGAAGTTGTTGATGAGCAGTTTACAGAGGAACAAGAAGCCGAAGCTCCTGTAGAGGATAACGCTGAGGGAGAGTATCAAGTTCCAGAGAGATTCAGGGATAAATCAATGCAAGATGTATTGAAGTCCTATCAACACTTAGAGAAAAAGATGCAGGAGCAAGGTGATGAACTTGGGCAACTCCGACCATTAAAGCGGTATGCTGATGAACTATTGACACGAAAGAGTGAACCGCAAGTAGAGGCTGAGGAAGCAGTAGACTTTTTTGACAACCCAGAAGCAGCAGTGCGTAGGGAAATAGAAAATAGTCCTGATATTCAGCAGATGCGTGAGCAAAACCAAGTACAAAGCCAGCAAGCGGAAATACAGAGGTTAGCAATCGCACATCCTGATTACATGAGTGTTGTACAAGACAACAGTTTTCAGGAGTGGATTGGTCAGAGTCCTGTTCGTATTAACTTGTTCCAGCAAGCTAATAATAACTATAACTTTGACGCAGGTAATGAGTTGCTGTCTAACTGGAAAGAGCGGCAAATGATTACTAAGACAGAGGAAGTTAAGCGGGCGGAAGAGACTAAACGAAAGGATGGTCTTAAAGCTGGCAAGGGAGTATCAAAGGCTTCTGGCGAGTCCACAGCAGGGAAGAAAATCTACAGAACAGCTGATTTGATTCGATTGAAACAGACTGAACCTGCCAGATATGATGATTTAGCAGATGAAATAATGTTAGCTTATCAGGAAGGTAGAGTCAGATAATTATTATTTTTTAGGAGTATATTAAGATGGCACTAGGTACAAACAACACAACTGCGTCCGTTGCAGGAAATTTCATCCCAGAACTTTGGTCAAACGAAGTTATTGGGTCATATAAAGCTAATTTAGTTACAGCTAATCTAGTCTCTAAGATTAGTCATAAGGGTAAGAAAGGTGATTCTATTCATATTCCTACTCCAAGTCGTGGTACTGCTTCCGCTAAAGGTGCTGGTTCACAGGTAACATTATCTGCGGCCACTAACAGCGTTATCAACGTATCAATTGATAAGCATTACGAGTACTCGAAACTTATTGAAGATATTGCTGAGGTACAGGCTTTATCATCTATGCGTTCGTTCTATACGAATGATGCAGGTTATGCACTAGCTAAACAGGTTGATAGTGATCTTCTAGCTCTTGCAGAGGGTTTTCAGGGTGGAGCAACTACTGACGGAACTTATGGTTCAGCAGTAATTGGCGGTGATGGTACTACTGCATTTGACGGAACAAACGAGTCTGATATTACAGATGCTGCTATCCGTGCAATGATCCTTTCCTTAGACAATGCAGATGTTCCTATGGACGGTCGTTGCTTGATAATTCCACCTGTAGTAGCTAATGATCTACTAGGAATTAACCGCTTCACTGAGCAGCAGTACATTGGTTCAGGCGATGCAATCAAGACTGGTAAGATCGGAATGATCTACGGAGTTGATGTATTTATCTCTAGTAACTGCCCTACTGTAACATCAGGAGCAGGTACAGAGCGTGTAGGACTACTTATGCACAAAGACGCTATGTGTCTTGCAGAGCAGGTCGGTATTCGTAGTCAGACTCAGTATAAACAGGAGTATTTAGGTACTCTTTATACTGCCGATACTATTTACGGTGTTAAGGAGCTTCGTAATGATGCTGCCGTAGCATTCGTAGTACCAGCAGCGTAAACTAATCAGGGGAAAGCCGTAAGGTGAGTACCCTATTATTATGCCAATATATACTTACAAATGTGAAGATGGTCATATCGAGACTAGGCTTAGAAAGATAGATAGGCGAACAGATGATACAGTCTGTAAGCAATGCGATAAACCTGCATTTTTTATTATATCCGCACCCACTATTTCGCTAGATGGAACAGACCCAGCGTTTCCAGATGCTTATGCGAAGTTTGAAAAGGTACACAGTAATGCAAGTAGCCAACATATTTGAAGATTCAACAATAGGTTTAGACCTAGATAAAATACGAGAGAAGATCAATTCTCTTTACCAAACATTATTAACTCAGGCTTATAAGCGTGAGAATCCTGTAGCTGCTCCAGATGAGATAGCAGAGTTTTTAGAAAGCAACAAATTAGATTTTCCAACGGCTGAAGATACAGAGGCTGAGGATTTAATGGACTTGATAGATGACCTCACTAACGAGGATGATTTAGACCCTATAGACAGTGATGGTAAAGCACCTACTGTAGAGCAAGGAGTAGAACTTAAATCCAAGCTCCATGAATTAGGAAAGACCCCTAAAACAACCACAGTACCCTTACAGAAAGGTATGCTTACATCTGCGCCTGATATTCAGGTTAAGAAGCGTAGTAGTGATCCTGTAGCGACTAACGGCAAAGGATTGTCATCAAATAAAGACGGTAAGCGTAGGGTTAAAGTGGGGAGTTTATTTAGTAATATAAAAGATGAGCTAGCCTCTCTACAGCAAAGAAGAAGAGTGGGTAGAAAATCTATGGAAGATAGGTTATGATAAAGCCATTAACAAGGCGCATGCCTATATCTTCTAGAATGTA